TGATCAGTTACAAGATCCCGGTACACCAACTCCAAGCACTGCGGCCGCAAAAGCAGCAATGAAAGATGTGCTTGCAAATAATATGTTTGCAACAAATCAAAAAACAAAAACTTCGAAGACAGGAAGCGGCACACTTCCTTCAATGAGTAATATTAAAATTAATTCTCCTATCGTTCAGATGATAGAGAAGCTAGCTACGATTGACGGTTATCTCAAGCAAAGATTAAATAACAATATATCTTCATATAATACGCGCAGTGTTTCTACAAAAGAACAATCGATAGAACAAGGTGCATCGCAAACAGATGCTACTCCTAATTTAGAACAAGAAAAAGTCGATGCTGAAGTAGAAAAAGCAAATAAAGAATCGAATGGTATATTATTAGGTGCAGCTGTTGCAGCTGGAGCTCTTTTTATATCTCAACTCGATCCGGTAAAAGAAACTTTTAATGCTATTGTAAACTTTGCAAAAGGTGTTTATGATTTTGCATCAGGAATAGCTGGAGTTTTTAATGACGGCCTACGCAATATTGTAGGAACTCCAGAGTCAAGAGCAGCAGAAAAATCATCGACTGAAACTGGTTCTTCTGCAACAGACGTAACACAACCTGCTGGCGGAATGCAACAAACCAGCGACCAATCAGAAGATTCCACATCATTTTCAGGTCCAAAACAATCTGTTGCTTCCGGTAATAAAGCTTCAAGCGGACCGAATTCACCCGAAGAAATTTTAACTGCTTTTCCGGGGCCTAAATCTTCTTCAAAATCCGGTACTTCCGGTGGCACAACAGGGTCAAAAGGTTCTGATGCTACTCGCGCTTCTTCTGCAACCGCTGTAACGCCTTCTTCTTCTGCAGCTACAACTCCTTCTTCTGCAGCGCCTGCTTCTGCAACTCCTGCGAATTCTTCTGCAACTCCTGCAGCTACTCCAGCTACTACGGCACCAGCTAATGGTACAAAATCTACGTCGGCGGCACAAGCAACGCAGACAGGCGGATCTTCTCCTGGCGCAACTTCTAATGAATCATTGAATAAAGCTGCACGGCTGGCTGCTAGCCAAGTTGGTATTGGTGAATCACAAATAGGCAACTATTTAAGACAAGGTGGAGTCGGATTAGATCCGCGAAATGAAAAATGGTGCTCGGCATTTGTAAACTCTACGCTCGCTCAAGCTGGATTAAAAGGCGCAACTAATGTAGCCAATAGCTTTCAAAAATGGGGAGATAATGTTCCAGTATCTTCTGTTCAAGAAGGCGACATTGTTATTCAAACTCGTGGTTTAGGCCCAGATGTTGCTGGTGGCCATATAGGTATCGCAACAGGCGTAAGACAAGGAAACAAAGTCGAGCTTATAGCCGGTAACACTAGCAATAAAGTTAAGAGATATTTTTTAGATAACAATGCTAAAAATGGATTGCAAATAAGAAGATACAACCCGCAAAAACCATATGGTAAAGGAGCAGTGGGAGGAGCGCCATTAGGAGGAACCGGAGATAGCGCTTTGGAACAAGCGATTGGAGCAGGAGTTGATTTAACGGAAGGCGCGATCAAGGCGGTTGGAAATATTCTAAGTGCGGCTTTAGGACCTATGAGTATTACTACTGGATCACAGCTTCAAAATAGCTTTAATAGTACAATGTCAAGTGATATAGGAAAAGCAGCAAGAGAAAAAACGAATGCGATTGTCGATTCAAAAATTATAGAATCTGCAGCTACTACGATAAAGACGAGTTCAGCAGATACAAAGGCTTCTGCGAGTTCTTCTCAAATGCAAATCGCTGAGTCGACTGGAGATAACGCCAGCATTCAATATTACTTAACTCGTATGGGATTTGCGCCGCTCGATTATAAACAAGCGGCAACAGTATAAAAAAAGGGCGACCGAAGCCGCCCTTTCCCACCTTATCAATCTTCTTCGGCAAGCCGTTTGAAGAAATCGAGATCATCGTCATCATCACTGACTGTGGAGGTAGGAGCAGCAACTGCTTCCACCGCCTTGAATGTCGGTGCAGGTGCACGATATTCATTTTCATCCAGATCAACACCACGAATCTTTGCAGGCTCCGCAGAGAGTGCAAGGACTGTATTTAAACGAGTCTTGAGATCTTCATAAGACTTGAATTGCTTTAGATCTACAATTTCAGTGAGCGAACGCTCCTCGTTGTAGATCCGCTCAAGCTCACTGTCATCATCGAACAGTGGTGCGGGAGTATCGAATTCAGACTTATCGTAGTTGGGGTAACCCTCAACCTTACGAATTTTGAGCTTGAAGTTAGCACCTGCCCAAAGATCGAAAGGATTTACTGGCTTCTCGTCCTCAAAACCTGGGTTCATGAGGTCGTTCAGCTTATCGAAGATCTTCTTTCCGTACTTGTACAGGAAGACCTTACCTTCGTTCGCAGGATTGCCTGGATCCTTCACAACATAGATGTTGCTGTGGTATGCCAAGCGGCGCTTCTGCTTGCGTGCGATCTCCTTATCAGAGTCAAGACCAGTGTTCCAAAGAACGCTGTTGTATTCTGACACGGGATCGTCTTTACCGAGAGTCGTCAACGACTTCTCGATATACCAAAGACCTGTTGGTCCTTGGAATCCATGGTCCCAGATGCGAGTGAAAGGAATGTCTTCGTTGGCAGGCGCAGGAAGGAAACGAATCACGGCGTATCCGTTACCAGCCTTATCGACGGTAGGCTTCCAATATTTGCCCTCATCGGGATCTGAATATGTGGTATTTTGTTTAGCAAGTTCTTTAGTGAGCCTCTCAAAAGAAGAGCTGGAAGAACGCTTGAGGTCTGCAAATGACATAGTTATCTCCTATATGTCGGTGTGTTTCGAAGTATTTAGATTGCAGCGAACTGCAATTGTATTTATCATGAAGTAAAAGCATCCTTGACAATTTTTCTACATTTAAATGCATCATAATGAAAAAAGGGCTTATACTTCAGCAGCTTCTTGTGGATGCTGGGCCATAGGACACCATCCTCAATCTTCTTGTTCCAATGACCGAAGAACCCGAAGATATCATTGAGGATAATCACCGTCTCGATAGAAATCTCTCGACGAAGATATTGTTTCAGTAAGAAGGGATGTTGCCCATTCTTTACAATAACACAATCATTGAAATTTGTACATAGTTTTTTTACGTCTTCTTCGAAGATATAAGAAAGAGACTGCTGTCTCTTCAACCATTCATTGTACACTTTCTCTGAGTCATCATCAAACAGATCGCCTATCCATTTCAAATCGCCATCTACAAAGTTGGCAACCAGATATTTGAGCGGATCTTTATGTTTCGACAACTTATAGAACTGATACTTGTCCTTACGTACATCAAAGCTCGAAGGCTTTGCGCCTATCTTGCCGTTGTATTTGATGTAGTCATAGCTGTCTGTTGTGAAGTGGTTTTTAAGGGCGAGGAAAGTGGTGTAGCTCTCGAATGGAGTCATACTGGTAGCTTAGCCCTCTTTGGCATGAAGTTGAGTTCTTCTGCTTCGTCTTGAAGCTTTGCCTTGATACGAATGTTACTACGAATGATACTCGCAGCAGCCTCGATCTCGATGTTATTCTTTTCACAATAGTGGACGACGGCATCCATATAATCTAAATCATAATTAATAACCAATCGTTCAATTTCTTTAATGAACTTTTCAGAAGTCAATGCTTTCGTTGAAATGACGTCGTCCACCATAATAATCATCCTCTATAAAAAATGTGTGCACCAATCTTAGTCGTACGAGCAAACACTCTACCCCATGACGGACTTACGTAGTCAGCGTGGTAAAACTTTGCTCCCTTTGTTACGTCACCGTAATTTCCGAGATACACATGTTCGGCGATTTCCCTTGCTTTTGCAAAGGCTACACCATCACGAATTCTTTTTCCACCCTCACACTTCCATGAAAATTGGCATACGCGCGCAGTTCTCTGATTGATAACTCCACATGGCGTGCTTGGGAAACGATCGTCTTTTGCGCGGTTCAAAACAACATTGTTTACCGCAATCCTACCTTTATAAGGTTCATGGCCAGCTTCGAAGTATGTATTCTCGGCCATGCATTGGATTTGTTTTTTGTCGTAGTTGCTCAGATAGACTGGCTTCTTTACGACCTTTTCTTTTTCGATTACCTGAATAACTGGGACCTTTACGATCTTGACTTCAGGTTCTTTGTTTGGTGTAGCCAAAGCCACACCTGTTACTGCAATGATACCTATGACAAAGCCTTCGGCCCAGCGTAGATACGGGAAATCTTTTCTAGTTTCGAAAAGTTTCATGTTCTTCCTCTTAGTCTCAATGACTTTGGCAAACAGAGACTACTTTACAGGCATCCCAGCCATATAGTTTTCTGCCGCTATAAGAAGATACACAAGAGAATAACGAAGTATCTTCCATCCATTTCCCTCTTACTGGAAATGCAAAATCATTAGTGTTTTCGTCGGTGGCATCCGAATGATGCCGCTTTCTAGCCATCTAAGACTTGAAGTTTTGCAAGAGTCAATGGAGGATTCTAACCTCCGTCGTGATATTTTATTTATACTACCGCCAGCAGTTTTTCTGGCGACTCGTAGCACCAGTCATTCAACTGGTAGTAAGTGGCCCGTTCTGTTCCAAGGTGGAGCCATACCCGTGTAGATCATGCCGCTAGGCGGATATCTGCAAAGCTATCGTTATCGTTAGCATTTATGTTTAGTGGCACTTTGCCAAGCAATCAGTCTCGAACCGCCCTATTACACGAAAATCGAATTCCAAGGTCACCCCCATCATAGATACATTAGATATAAACAGTGTTGGCGCACTATCGTTCGCTACCCGCCAAGGTAACCGGTCCGCCGAGTAGGCTAAGACCGTCCAATGTATCTATGGTGGAGGTGCGGGGAGTCGAACCCCGGTCTTTCCGCCTTTATTGTTGATTGTCAACAACTGATATTCTATTTATACCC